CTCAACAAATGAGTTACCCTCAAAGTCATTATGACCACCTTTAACTGCATCAATTACCTGCAGAATACGACCGAACTGTAGATTATCCTTCTTCTGAAGGTCCTCATCAGTGACAGTCCACTGATTCTTCTCGTTCTTCCACTCAGTCATTGTTGCAGTCTGACCATCAGTATTCTGGAAAATAATCTCCAGAAAGTCACGACCGTTTGGTGTCTTATTAACGTTTACTTCTTTAAGAGTAATATTCTCGTTAATACCTACTGGCATATAGGAGCTAGTAAACTCCTGGTTACTTGTTGTTGCTGTTTTTGTACTATACATAATTTCTTCCTTTAATTACTGATTCGTGATTCTGAATTAAGCGGGCAAATAAATCTTATCCCAATATGTAGTAATGCTTCCATCATCATTACCAGTGGCAATCACAATGTCCTTCCCCGCAATGTGTCTTGCGCGGGCTTCCATGATCGTTCCGTCGCCTCCAGACTTGAAACTAATATGTGTCTCATTGTCTTTTCGATAGACGTAGCCAACTGCGTCGGCCATTCCGCAAACGATTTTGCCGAGTTTTCCGACAAGATCGATTTCTTTTGCGTTGACCTCTTGCCCGTCTTTATCTGTGATACTATCTTTGACATGACCAACAAGAATGAATTCATCTGTTAAATCTTTAAATATATCGATTACCTTTTTCACGGCATCTCGGAGATACTTATAACCTGCTCCTCTTGCGAGTGTGGTTACATCGTCCCCCTTCCAGTTTTTGCCTAACTCTGTCTTTCGATAGAGTGTACAAGCGTAAGACATACAGATGTCCTCTAGACGAGTAGCATTATCAATTGTGATTCGTTTATAGAAATTATGCCCTACTTCAGTATTCTTAGCTCTAATGGCTTGAGCAATTTCTCCTAGGTCCTCGACGGTACGTGCTTGTATAGCCATAGCATCGATGAACTGTGATCCGCCTTCAAGGTCTATAATAAGGTTTCCATCAAGCTGTGCAAGACAACTTGTCTTACCTGCTTTTGGCAGGCCATATAAAACCATATATTGTGGATTGGTAGAAACTGCTGGAACTTTAGATGTAGGTAATGTTAGACTCATAGGTTCTTTTAGTTTTTATTAAAGAAGGTTAATGTTAATATTAGCTGCACCATTGGTGTAGATATTAATAATAGTCTTCTTTGTATTATCAGAAATACCCTTCAAGAACGAGAAGTTAGAGAAGTCCGAATAACTATAAGTATCGAAACCGATCTGAATCTCGTCATCGTAGAATACGATAGGGGTACCATCAATAAGCGTATACATCTTGCCAAGAATATAAGGCATCTTATAGCTCTTAGTCTTATAGATCTTCTTATAGTTAGCAAGGAACTTCATAGCCTTGATGAGATCGCTCTCATCATCCTTCAGATAGCTATATTTATACTTAGGAGTAGAAGTTGTGTAAATAGAGTCGAACAGATAACTGTTCTTCTTAATTACACCGTCATAAATAATATCATCAAGAATCTTAGAATAGTCTGGCTCGAAATGAATCGTGCTGGTACTACTGGGAGAAAAGATAGTATTATTATTGTTAAACTTCTTAGTCTCAAAAGTGAAAGTCTTTGTCATAATATTCAGTCTGTTTAATGTTAATACTTTCATCTGAAGCATTAACTCTCAATTAGATTATTGTACATCAGATCGTTCTCAAATTCGAGGATACATGGTTTACCAGCATCTCGATTCTTCAAGATGTGCATGTATACTTTATTCTGTGTAGGTAGATGATTGGGACCGTATTCCTGAATGTTCAAAATCTCTGGGCGCTGCAGAACCATGACATAGTCACTGGCCTGAAAAACTGCATCAGATGAGGATAAATCACTTCTCATTGGGAAATGACCCAATGGGTTGTTGATTCTTTCTGGCTGTTCAATATTTCTATTCATCTGTGCAATCTGAATCACGGAGGTAAGCGGAAGCTTTTTCGTTTGTATTAGTACTCGCTCAAGCTCGCTTATAGTTTCCAACTGTGAACCAATCGGCTTGGTCAACAGTGTATGATCCAGAATGATAACAAAATGTTTACCAGTATCTTTTACATACTGGTTATAGAAAGATTGTATAATTTCTCCTAATTGCATGGGAGTACAAGGATTATCTACAAAGTAGATAGGATACTCCTTTAACTGGTTAGAAACATTGACGACTTTTCTGAAGGTCTCGTCATCAAGGTCCGTTTCCGAACTATACAAGGTGGAAGTCGTTTTCCTCAGCTTATTGGACAACGTTCTTCCTACTTGCCTAAATCCAACCATCTCAAATGAGAAGTTAAGAATAATTATATCGTCAGAAGGATTCAAATCAACTAAATCGGTCATCATCGTGTTTACCAGCGATGACTTACCAGTTCCTGAAATACCAGCTATGGTAATAATGGTATTGGGTTCAATACCTCCCATACACTGCTTATTG